GCAGATACCGCAGGGAGTTTCATATCCCATCTCCCGCATCATGTTAGCGAGGTTAATCAGATCACCCGGCAGGAGGGGAGTATTTGGTAAAGCGTGTTGGATGGCATCAAAGGTTCCCTGGTAGAGCAACCGCTTCGCGCACAATGTGGATGCATCGATAGAAGCACCATAGTCTGCGTTCGGTTTGACCATAGACTTCTCAGGATCGGTTACATCATAGTCCAGCCTTCCACGGTCAACAGCTACCATGGACGCGATGCCCAGGGCATCCTGCATATACTTGTCCACCTGCTCCGGGGTGTACAGGCGCTTCCCGTTAGCATCTCTGACATCTAACAAAGCCCGTCTGGTAGCAGCCTGTTCTTTCCTGTCAAAGGAATTCAGGCTGTACCGGGTGGTATCGATGGCTACGGTACCGCCTCGGAATTCTTCGGCGGCTGTCTCGTTGCCCTGCCGGTCGGTCAGAATGTTTGTGGTTTCTTCTATAGCTCCGATGGAATGCTTAGTCTCTCCGGTTGTCTGCTTAGCGTTCTTCAGGGCGTTCTCGAACAGCGTCACGGTGGCCTGCATATCGGACTGCCAGGCACCTCTGGCACCGACCAGCTTCTTCAGGAAGCGCTTGATGCCGTCCAGAATCTTCCGGGCAGTGCTGGGATCTTCAGCTGCCAGCTGCTCAACCAGCCTCTGCTGAGCTTCGGGATGCTGGGCATCAAATCTAAGCAGTTTGCCCATGCAGTCAGCGACAACTTCCTGTAAGTAGTAATCATTTGCCTGGGTTTTCCCGGTGGCCTTCTGGTAGGTGTTCAGCTTGTTGAGGACTTCCCGGGCCAGCGGGGAGTTAGCTTTGCCCTCATTAAGATCAGCCAGGACGCCATCCCAAGTGGTGTTCTCACCGTAGAACATACCCAACAGCCGGTTGGCAAGCTGATTATACTCTCCTGCCTGTTCGGTGATGTGCGTCAGCTCATGGCCCAGCACGAAGTACATGGCATCGCCAACGGTAGCACCCTTTCTCAGCCGGATCGTGTTGGTGTCGCGGTCGTAGGCACCGTTCGCATTGTGTTCGATCTCGTCCACTTCTACGATGTTATAGCCAAACTTCTTGCCCACAGACCGAAGGAATTTCTGCCGGTTGGCGGTATCCTCCACGGACATCTGCTCCGGAGTAATCTCTGTCTGAGCCTGGGTCTGTTGGCCTTCGGTCTGGATCCTGTCCCAGATCTCCCGCACGTGCTGCCGCTCTTCTTCCGTGGCGTCAGGGTTGTTCTGTTCCATGTAGGCGTCAAAGTCAGCGTCAGATGCATTATCTGCGGATTCCTGTCTGACTCTGGCAACCTCTTCGACCTCGGCCTGCACCTGGGCCTGTTCAGCCGCTTTGGCTTCCTGTTCGGCTCTGGCGATGTCTTCCTGCTCCACTTCAGCCATAGCCTGCTTCCGGACAGCGTCCATGGCCTGCTCTACATCCCGGTTAGCGCGTTCTTTAGCCGCCTTTTCTTTCTTCCTGGCGGTTTCGGTCTTCTGGGTGTACTCCTCTTCCACTGTTCTGGCATTTCGGATATCCTGGGCGGCATCTCTCATCAGAGATTCGCCCTCTCTGGGGTCATTCTGGAGGACTTTCTCAGCCGTCTTCAGGCTTTCCTGGGCGGCCTGTACCTCCTGCTGTTTCTCTTCCAGCTGGGCCTCGGCGGACCGTGCTTCGCGGGACGCAACCTTGGCGGCATCCACGGAGGGCTGTGCACCTTGCAGGGCACCGCTGGCTATGGCCTCGGCTTCTTTCCTGGCTACCCTGTGTTCCATCACGGACTTGGTAGCTTCAGCCCGGACAGCTTCATTCGTAGAATCCGCTTCCACGGTAGCCGCCAGCATGGTGGCCTTTTGTTCCGGGGTAGCGGCTCTGAATTCTTTAGACTCGATCACCTTCCGGGCTTCACTGCTGGGAGAGGTTCCGGCATTCCGCAGGGCCGCGGTAACCAGCTCACTCTTCTCACCGGCACCGAAAGCGCCACTCAGGATAGCTTTCACTCCAGAGATGGCACCCTCCTGTCCTCCAAAGAGTTTCCGCAGTCCGGGAGCCGCGGCATTAGCCAGGTTAAACTCAGTTTCGCCGCTTCCGGGGTCAAGCACCTTAACGATAGCTTCGTTCTGGGTGGCCGCGTCAGTCCCTCTGACAGACTCGAGCACAGCGGCATTATCAAGCAGCTTCTCCTCTTCAACAGCTGTGTCTTCGTTGACTACCTCGGCAGGGGCTTCAGCCGTATCGGCTTCAACGGGTGTGGCCGTCTCAGTTTCAGCCGGGGCAACAGTCTCAGTCGGCGCTTCGGGGGTCTGGGTGGTCTGCTGTTTACTCTGAGTCTGGGCCGGTGTCTGCCCCTCAAGCATCTTCCTTGTCTCCCGAATACTCACATTGTATCCGCGTTCCTGGAGATCTCTGGTAACATCCCGATAGTAGCCCATCCTCTGCCCGGTATACCGCACAGCGGTTCCCGCGACATCCAGACCGGGACTGAGATAGGAGATGATAGCTGTATGGAGCAGATTGCCCAGCTCGTTTCGCCGGACGGCCTCCTCGGCCTCAGTTTCTGAAGCACCGGGATGATCCTGCATATACTGTGCTACATTGTCAGCGTGGTTGGACAGAGCGCCCATGACATTCTCGTCTGTCAGGTTCTCGATGATGTCCGTGATGCTTTCACCGGCCATCTCCTCCACACCACTGCTGGTCAGCCAGTTAACCACAGCGTCCTTAATGGTGGCTCCGGTCACTTCTTCTGCATCGAAAATGCCCTTGATGTTGCTGACGGTGATCGCCTCAGACAGGCTCTCAGCGAAGAACGTAGCCGTACCGATGGCGTAGGCTTGACCGTCCGAAGCACCCCGATCTTTGGCGTCAGCGATGGACATACTGGCGGCCCCGATGGCCATAGGCACAGCCCCGGCAAACTCGTCCAGCACGGCAACGCCTGTGCCCCCAAGGAAGCTGAAGGCGGCAGCGTTTACCGCGCTTCGTCCACGGTTATACAGGATTTCATACAGGCCGTTGACGGTCTGGCTCCAGGCATTATGTGTCTTGCCGCCATTGCCGTCATCCGTCCCGTTAACATCCAGGATGGACTGCACGGTGGCCTGGTTAACAGTCTGAGAGTAGTATCCGTAGTCCAATACACGGTTATACTGGTTATACTCGCGTCCGGTGGCAAGGCTGTTAAGAATCATAGCTGTGCCAGCTACGGCTTCCAGAGGAGCGGATGCTATGGCTTTCGTGTTGGCCCAGGCTCCTCCTAAGAAGCCGCTGTCCACTTCAGCGGTTGCGTTTTTCTCAAGTTCCTCACGGTGCCGCACTTCCAGCACACCGCCGTCATAAAGATGCATATAGTAGTCGAAAGCTGCCTCAAAGCCGTCCCGCCCAAAGATGTAATAGTAGGTCTGCTTTTCATCGTCTGTCAGCAGGTGGCCATCTTCAGAATTCTCAATTCCGTCAGCGAGAATACCCCATTCCAGAGGAACCTCATCGTCCTCCAGACTGGCATGAAGGGCATAGTAGTTGGAATCGACCCACGCCTGTTCAGCAGCTCTGCCTTCTTCTGCCATAGAATCAAAATTAGGCTGAGTTCTGAGGCTGTAATATTCCCAGTCCTTCTCGTCCCTCTCCAGCCTGCTGATCTCCCGGTTAAGCCCGTCCAGGGCATCCTGGGGAATCGTCAGACCGTTCTGGGGGATGTACTGATCCCGGACGAAGTAAGCGTCAAGCAGTTTTTCATGGTTCTCTGTGTGTCTGGCTTCGATCTCCCCCGGGGTGCTGCCTTTCTGTTCCAGATCCTGATACGGGCTGATTCCTGTCCGATCTGTGGGCTGGTAGATGGTCATACCGTATAGATAGTCAGAGACGCCCCGGGCCAGTTTAATCTCTGAGGTATCCACTCTGGCTCTCTCATAGGCCGCCATGGTGACATCAAACCAGGCTTTACTGTCATCAAAGGCTGCCGCGTCAGACGCGGTATCGTCAATCGTATTCTGGAGCTCCTGCTCTCTTGATCTCAGCCTGCGGAGATCTTCGTCCCGGTCTTCCCCGGAATAGGTTGTCTCAATCATCGGGCCGTCAGAGTTCAGATAGTCAGCCCAAGCCTGGGCCTTGGACAGGGCTTCTGAGTCTGAGGAATTGTACTCATACTTCGGATCCCCTATAACCGTCCGGTATATGTCCAGCAGCGCCTGAGCGCGATCTCTGCTGTTGGCCCGGTCATCATTAATGGTAACCAAGTCCCGGATGAGCCAATCGGGCTGGGCGTCCCGAACCATGTTCAGCATATCCAGCTCGTCCTCGGTGGCTACGATGCTTCCCTCCAGCGCGGCTATCTGCTCCTGCACCATAGGAAGTTCTTGCATCGCAGCGTCATGCCGCAGAGCACCGGCCTGTGTGCTGACCATGCTGACGGCATTCGCCCGGGCGGTTTTAACAGTGCTCTTATCAGCCAGTGTGGTGGCAGGAGTAGTATCCAGCACCTCTTTCACGGCTTCAGTTTCCGCGCTGGCTGTGGACAGCACAGCATCCTCGGTATCTGTAAGCACACCCGCGTCAGAGGCCATGTCATAACCTTCCATGACATTCTGGCCCCATTCGCGCATGGTCTTTCGCTGCTGATCGGTGAAAGTAAAGAAACGCTTCTCTCCGGCAGCCAGCATGGGAGCGCCTGCCAGGGCGTCCGCAGTTTCCTGCTCGGGCGTGGCTTCCCCGGTTACATCGGTTTCCGGGTTAACAGATACCTTGCCGTCCTCAGTCTCCTGTACAGGTGAGCCTGTACCATCCTGAGTGCTGGGTTTGACAGTTCTGATCTGGGATACCGGGATGTCCGCACCGGTCACAGCGTCAACTTCTCCGGGTTCAGACTGGGTGACCGTGATCTTCGGCAGGGTAGTATCCTTTTCACCCTGGGGAATTCCGGCCATAGACTCGGCATAGCTTGCCCCTGTCTCCTGCCCGTCTTTTTCGCTGGCTATGCCGCGGGCCCACTCAAGCAGAGAGGCCCGGTCATAGTCAACTTTCCGGGTGGTGTTCACGGTAGCCTGAGTCTTGGATACGTACCCGTTCTTGATGCTCCTGTCCATTTTCAGCAGGGTAGGGTAGAGGCCGGACTCCAGCATATCATCGATAGCCTGCTCCGGATCCTTGCCGGATTTTACTTTTCTCTCCAGCCTGCTTCTAAACTGCTCCAGCTCCTCGTCAGCCAGATCTGTCTCAGCGTCAGCTTCCAAAACAGAGATATAGTTAGCCCGTTCTTCCTTGTCGGTGCTGTTCAGGCGATATCTGTTTTCTTCAATCCACTCTTTGGTGAAGTTCGATACCCCAAAGTATTCCCGCTCCTTATCCATTGTACTCCCTACGGTATAAGGGGCATAGGAGTCACTGGTGGGATCCAGCTTGGCGGCCAGCGTATCGTCCCGTTGATAAACATTGCCAACCCCCAGGGCACTGTTGATCATATCCTGATAGGGGTCGCCTGTGCCGCCGTCATTCCGGGCCGCCCAGATAACTCCGTACAGGGCGTCCTTGCTGTATCCGACAGCCCGGTTCAGCTCCATCGGAGTGCCCTGCCTCCGAGTTTCATCCATCCTGGCCAGGGTGGGGTACTTCTTCCAGTCGATATTGTTAACCAGATCATCATCAGACCACGGGCGGTCAGTCTGGGCTGCCTTGTACGACAGTTCTTTCTGGAGGTCAGCCCACTCCTGCTCTGCCTTTTTCGTGGATTCCTCTGCCATCCAGAGCTGATTGTAGTAGTACGCGGCTTTCTCTTCCTTGCTGGCCCGCCTATTCGTCATCTTGGTAGACAGGCTATTCGTGTTCGCAGTCGGTGTATAGTACTGCTTCAACCAGGCATTTGAAGCAAACCAGTCATCATTGATCTCATTGATCTCCAGTCCAAGATCACGAAGGTTATCCAGCGCACGGTTAGTGTAACTGGTATACGGATTAAAATAGACGGAGGAAGGATCCATGCGGAGCTGCTCGAACATGGTTAGACCTTCCCGGGCCTTTGCGGGATTAGTGCTTCCCATCTGGTAGAATCTTGCCAGCAGCCCACGTGTAGTGTTGATATCCGGTAATTCTACGGTCTGCCCAAAACTCGTCTGCCCGGGACTGCGCTGCCAGCCGCCTGACGAATTACCCTTACGCGTTAAAACCGCTCGTCCGGGCTTGTTCTGCGAGCCGGTTGAGCTGCTCCCACCTGTTGAAGAGGTAACGGTGCTAATGCTATCACGGCTTCCTGTTTTAACGCGATTTAAATTATCAAAAAAGCCAGCCATGTAATCCTCCCCGTAAAAGTTATTTACCCGTGAGTTTTCTGAGCCAAGAAGTGCCTGTAGTCTTTGGAGGGTTTGTAGTCTTTTCAGGAGACTTCATATCCCAAAGTGTTGGCGTTAAAGCGAAAGGTGTGGCCATATTTTGCACATCGTTATCCGTAGGTTTGTTGCCGGGGCTATTAGTGCCTGGCTTTCTACCCGAACCACCGCCGGATCTTCTGCCGCCGTAGTAACCGCCGCCACCACCGCCGCTGCCCTGATCCTTCTTCATGGCGTCAAAGTCAGCCCTGCTGATACCGGCCTGTTTAAGCAGCGCATCAGATGCATTGCCACCGTTCGCAACAATTGCGTTAATAACGCCAAGGGCCACCTGCTGATCACTCTGGGCTTTACCCTGATCAAACTGGGCCTGCCACTGCCGGATGGACTCAGCATACTGAGCGGCTTCGCGTCCGCGCTCATACTCCTCACTGGTCAGCTCGTTGTACCGCTTCAGCACATCGGCGGCCTGTCCGGCATCATACCCGGCCAGCGTATCAGCCAGCTGTCCGGAGATCTGGGCGATCTGTGCGTCCAGGTTACCCTCCGCGCTGGTCTGGGCCTCCCTGATCTTCTGCCCGGCCTCGATGCCTTCCTGATTCACGTTAGCCAGCCGCTGGGCGGCATAGCTGGATCTCTGCATACCCCGCCGGAGCGTCTCCCGGTCGGTCTGTGAATATGCCTGACGGTACTGCTTCGCGGACTCATCCAGCTGCTGTTGGTAGCTTCGCTGGATCCCGGCTCGCTGGCCCTCCAGGGCCGTGGTTTCCCGGTCGGATTTCTGCTGGGCGGCCAGCCGGAGCTGATCATAGTAAGACTGATACTGCTGCTCCGCGATTGACCGCAGCTGATCGTCCGTCCGGGCAGTGTAGTAGCTCGGGTTGGCGGCTGCCGCAGCCATGGCCAAGTCCTGGTTAGACGAGGCCTTCTTCTTGGTTGCCTCTGCCATCACTCATCACTCCTCGTTTCCACTTCCGGGAGCCCCGCCAGACTCGTCAGCCAACTGAGGACAAAGGCCACCCCACTCACAGAAAGTACACGGAGCCAGTCTACCTCCGATATCGCTGCTCCCACAGAAATACTCGCCACTGCTGTCTGCGCGAAGGTCTTGATCGCCCGGATGAATGCTGCTTTGGCCCACTCTTTCCAGTCCCATTTCATCATCTGCTTCCTCCTTATAACTCAATAGCGAGAGGGCGGGTGAAACGCCCGCCCTCTCTCAGGGATGTTACCAACGCGGCCCGTAGTACGCGCCGGAATTCCGCGGGAAGGGATATCCGTATTCGCCTCCCATGGGATCAGGCTGCTCCATGCGGCTGGTGTAGCGGCCCATGCTGTCCCGGCCACGGCGGTAAGAAGCCCCACCGTCATAGCTCATACCGTAGCTCTGACCCTCCATGGCCTCCCAGGTGGCCTGACTCTTCAGGGAGTGCATGATCATGTCATACCGGCGAAGATCACTGTCGGACATCTTGGAGTTGTTCTCCATGTCCTTGTCCATCTGTTCCAGCTCCTTACACAGAGCCTTCTTAATATTCTCATACATGGTGAATTCCTCCTTAAGCAATACGGGTGACTTCCACGTTCAGATTCCGCAGATTCAGCGCGGGAGCCGGAGTGGTAGCAGGGGTAGCAGATACAGACGCATTCCTCACGGATACGGTGTAACAGCAGCAGGCGGGCACATCGATGATGGCGAAACCGCTCACATTCCAGTAGTTATCAACGGCAGCAGGGGTTGCCGCCGCAATGCTGGTCGGCACGATCTCGCCGTCAATAGCCAGGGCAAGCTGAATCTCGCCAACAGTAGTCCCTTCAGGAACCGCGATATTCCCGTCATATTGCACGCGATAACGGGCGAAGGGGCAATTGTTGTTGGCCCCCCGGAGTGTCAGAATGCCGCTTCCCGGACGGTGAAGCACCAGCCCGCGGTTACACCGGATACCGTCATCCAGCAGCGCCGGAGCGCCGGGCTGGATGAGCTGGATCTCGTTATATACAAACTCAGCCATTTAGATCATCTCCTTCTTCAAAATCTGTAAAGAAAAAGGCACAAAACGTGCCTAAATGAAGATTCAGCGGCCCGGATTAGGCGGCGTAACCGCCGTTGCACCCGCAGCCGTTGTTATTGCAGGAGAAGATCGGGGTGCGTCCATATACAGGTGTGCTGGGCACGGGGCAATTGGAAAGCCTTGTATACAAGGCATCCACCTCGTTGGCGAATCCCTGCTGGATGAAAGCATTCTGAGCAGTCTGGGACGCAGCCAGGTTCGCCATGTTCAGCTGATTCTGGAGCGCCACGTTATCACGCTGAGCCTGGGCCAGCTGTCCCTTCACGCCATCCAGCTCAAGCTGGCACAGCTTGTCCAGGATTTTCTTGTTATTGTTATCACAGTTCGCCCGGGTGGCCGCCGCTTCGGTAGCCATCGTGTACTTCAGGTCAGCCGTAGCAGCCCGGTTATCACAGCAGCACTGCTGGAGGGCACTCTGGAGGGCAAACTGCTGATTCATATCAGCCATCTGGCGGGCATTCGCCGCAATCTCGGCCTGGGCAAAACCGTTGGCCACACCCTGGTTCACTCCGGCGAAACCGTTACACAGAGAGGTCTGGACGCCATTGATGGAAGACTGGATACCGTTGATGCCGTTGATCACAGCGTTTTGGTCGAACCCGCGCTGCATATCAGCATTGAAGAAACCGCCGCCGCCATTGCCACCAAAGCCGCCGCCGAAGCCGTTGCCCCAGCCCAGAACAGCCAGCAGGATGATGATCCACCAGGCACCGTTTCCACCGAACATACCGTCACCACCGCCGCCATAGAAGGGCGCGACAGGCATGACCATCTGATTTCCGTTTTCGTTCATTTTTCTTATCCTCCATTTATTTGGTCGAAGAGTAAACAGAGAAACAGGATTAGTAGCCCAACGGAATCACCTCCTTTACTGGTCGAAAGGAAACAGATGTATAAATAAAAGCCCTTCGAGAAGAAGAGCTTTTATTCCATGGGATCTGTATTAAGGTGTTATTTAATCCACCTGAGTATATAAATCACTCTCATGGATTCAGGATCGATCCTTTTATCAGTTTGCCAAACAGATGGTTGAGTGGTTTCAAAAAATTCTGCGATTTCTTCCTTTGACAGCGCTTCATATGTGT